AGCCGCTATGGCCAAACTTGCGAACACTGTCGGTATTGACTATGTGAAGCAGGAAGCCAATGGTGACAACCTTCATACGTGGACGACCGCGTTGGATGCGACGGAAGGGTTTATCCCGGCCAACAGCTTCATCGCCAACATCTACTATTTTGCAAATACTGCGATCGCTGGTGCTGGCATCGATGTGGACTTCGTGAACGCTGCTACTGGCGCCGCCGTTGGTCCTGCTGTTGCTGCTCAGCTTGCTGCTTCCGCAGCCGGTGCATGGGCGGTTGTGGCTGTCAACGCCACTGTTGGTACTGTTGATGCAATGATCGAATTCGGAGCTGGCGTTGCCGCTGGTGAGAAGGGTACGATCCTTGTCGAGTACTACCAGCCTTTAGTTGTTTAAGTTTGACCGGGTGGCTTCGGCCACCCCTTAATCGAGATTAGAATGGCTAAACCCACACTCTTAAACATCGTCCAGTCGGTGCTAAATTCGATGGATAGCGACGCAGTGAACAGCATCTCGGAACCAGAGGCCGACCAGGTTTCATTGGTAGCGAAGGAAGTCTATGAGGAGTTGGAAGCCTATGAGGATTGGGCGAAAGATAAGCTGACGACACAACTTGAGTCAGTGATCGATGTTACCCGGCCGAACTACCTTCGCATCCCGGACAACATCGTCGATATCCAGCAGTTCTGGTATGATACTACATTGATGGGTGCCTCTGATAAAGTTGTTACTGAGCTTACTAAGTGCGAACCAAATGACTTCCTAAGTATCGTACTGAAAAGAAACTCATCGGACGCTGACATCTTGGAAGTTGAAGACTTCAACGGCTGGAACATGCAGATTTACAATGATCGTCCTCCACAGTATTGGACGTCATTTGATGACACTTACGTAGTTACCGATTCCTACGATTCAAACGTAGAGACTACGCTACACAGAGAAAAATCCATCGTCCACGCTTTACAAGCGCAAACATTTTTACTAGCAGACAACTTCATTCCACCTATGCCTGCCGACCAATTCCCGATGTACTTGGCGAGAGTAAAGGAAAGATGTTGGCTGTACTTTAAAGGTGCCAGCAACCGCCTAGATGGTGATGAGGCGCGCAGGCAGCTATCCCGCAAACGTCATACAAACCAAAGGACAGACCAAAATGCCAAGCCCAAAAACTACGGCCGTCGAGGCTAACAGAAAGAAGCCCATCATATACAGAGATTCTCAGTTCATGCTGTGGAAAGTTCGATGGGAGCACGGTGGTGAAGTCCCGATGGCGCTATCCGGAATGTACAGCAGCATTGACCTCGCCGAAGTCGCAGTAGCCAAGTACCTTGAAGCGAGAGGATAAACAATGCCCGTCTCCGGTGGCACGAAACACTACAATACGTTTCTCAGTGGCATCCAAACAGATGCCTCTGTCATCAATCATCCCGATGGTTTCTCACTGGATGAGTTGAACCTACAGCTGAAACGTGATGGTTCCAGGGAACGCCGCCTCGGGATTCAAGTCGAAGATGGATCGAGCGAAATCCTGGCTGCTGGCGTGTCAGCTTCAGCCGGAACTTACCAGACTTTCAGGTGGGACAACGTAGCTGACAATCCTGGTCTGACAATTCATGTGGTCAAGATTAACAAGTACGTTGGCTTCCTACAAGAAGCTACAACTCGTTTAGCTGGCACACTTGGTTGGATCAACCTCGACGCAAACCAATTCTACACAGTCACATCACCTTCCCCCGATGATGAGTACCTCGATTTCGCAATTGTCAAAGGAAAACTTGTCATAACTGGTAACGGATTGGCTCCTCTGATCTGTTCTTATGACTCTTCCCGAGCTGTCGGTATCATCGTCAAGAAGGTTCAACTAAGAGTTCGTGATTTCCTAGACGTCGAGGATGGCCTTGGTGTGACAACTAGGCCTCCAGCACCGTTGTCAATTGCGCACCAGTACAACCTACACAACCATGGGTGGGACAACACGTTCATCAATAATTACTTCGGCTCTGTAGCTGTGTATCCGAGCAATGCACAGATCCAACACCTTGGAAAGGTAGACAGCGGAGCTGGCGTAGCAGATGTATTCCTGGCTACGCAGCTAGACTCAATCACATTCGGATCTAAGGTAGCACCTCGTGGGTCCTTCATTGTAACCAACGGACATTCGAACACACCAACCTCTGTCTCACTTCGGATGGAAAACAACGGTGAAATCTCTGCCATGACCGAGGTTGTGGCCAACACAACTTACCGGTTTACCACGGTAGCGGCGCACAACATGGTAGCTGCTGACAAAGTTGTCATCTCTGACGCATCCGTGTCCTACATCGACACAGGAGGGCGGGCCACATCACATGGTCTAGACCTTTACCTCACGATCACAGCTGTCGCAGCGACAACGTTTGACTGCGCTATCAGTTGGCCAGAGTATGCATCGGGGTGGAGTTACGAAGGCGGCGGAGAATGGGCTCAACAGATTGCCACCGCTGGCGATTTCAATTCAAAGTACAACCCAGCTCTCGTGACACCAACAGGGCCCGGAGCGTGCGCTAGTTTCGCAGGTCGGTTGTGGCTAGGCACGATGGAAAGTTCAAATGAAATATTCAGAAGTACGATCTTCTTCTCCCAAGTTGTCCAGACTGACTCGGACTACAAGAAATTTTACCAAGATGGGGACCCGACTGCTGAGTTTGAGAATGAGTTGGTCGCGACAGATGGTGGAACGCTTGTCATCCCAGGAATGGGTCACGTTCTGCGAATGGAAGAGCAGGGTGATTCATTGGTATTGTGGGCCGACAATGGAATTTGGGTTGTTGGTCCGGGTGACAGTGGTAGATTCCAACCGGATAACTTCTCCATCTCACGCATAGGAAACATCGTCGCCCTGTCACGCAAGTCAATTGTGGAGGCTGAAGGTGATTGGTACTTCTGGGCCAGAGAAGGGATCTTCAAGACTACTACGACAAACACTGGGCAGATCACGATCGCTAGCGTAACAGCAAACAAGTTTCAGAATGGGTACCTTGGATTAGCTGCGTCGCCACAATTGCTTTTCGATACCGAGGGCCGGTACGACGATTACTCTAAGGTGATTACTTGGGTTCACCAGGGCGGCCACACGCTTAGGTACGACATCGAATTGGATGCTTTTTCCAAGTATCAGTTCGCCACAGACGAAGCTGGCGTTACTGCATCGGTAGTCGGTGCCACTGCATTGAAGTTCAACCAAGTAAACGAAGAACGAATCAAGTACCTAGTTGTCAATACAGATGACAGGTTCTCTTTTCATGACTTGACAAACGCAGATTACTCAGATTTCGATGGAATGGTTACTGGTGCAAGTGGTGAAGTTCTTCCGTACCTCTTGACCGGCCACGAGATAGCGCAATCACCCAACTTAAGAAAGACCGCGACATACATCACGGTGTACATGGGGCGATCCGAGACTGCGTTCGTCGACGATGGTATGGGTGGCGCAATTCCTGATTTGGAGTCAAGTTGCCTGATGTACATTCGGTGGGAGTGGACCGACAGCATCGCAGCTGGGGGTAAATGGGCCAATCCTTTGCAGGTGTACAAGCACAGAAAATCGTTTATTCCTCCCACAGGAATCGGCGATGACTACGATGACGGGTTTCCTCTGATCGTGACCAAGAACAAGATCCGTGGTCGAGGCAGAGCGATGCAAATCAAGTTTGAAGGCGAAGCTGGTAAAGAAATGAGACTGCTTGGCTGGAGTTCCACGTTACTAATCACGAGCCCAGAATGACGTAATGAAAAGATGCAACGTTTGCAAGACATGGCTGACACCTAAGCACTTCTTCCGGTCCTCCGCTACAAAGGATGGACTTCAGAATGAGTGTAAGGTCTGCTTTCGCAAACGAGACACACAAAGACGGAATGACTCCTGGTTCAAGATACTACACATGTTACACGGCTCTAAGAATAGAGCAAAGAACTCTGGCCAGGACCACAACATTTCTGTCGATGACATCGTATATGCTTGGCCAGAAGACAACTTGTGTCCAGCTTTGAAGTTAGAATTGAAGTTTTGTGAAAAAGGATTTGGAGCGTCAAGCCCAACAGTTGATCGACTCGACTCTAGGCTTGGCTACGTTAAGGGTAACATCGCAGTGATCAGCGGCCGAGCCAACCGGCTCAAGAGTGACGCTACACTTGACGAAGTAAAAGGTGTGCTCGATTACATGACGAGCCGGGAGGTGTAACATCGGATTCTTCAGCGGAATAAAAGGCGCATTTCAAGACATCACTGGCCAAACAGCGGCCAAGGAGTCGAGGCGTGCCCAACGTAGAGCTGCTGAGCTTGAAAGACGTGCAACTCAGTCACGGAATGCGCGTGAAAGACGTAGAACCTTAGCGCAACAGCGAATTCAGAGGGCACTGTCCGTTGCTTCCGCCGCTGAATCGGGCGCTGGCCTTGGTAGTTCGCCGATCCAGGGTGTCCAGGCGTCGATCGCTACGCAAGCAGCGGAGTCAGTTGGTTTCGCTGCTGGTTTGCAAACTTTAGACGCGCAAAGATTCCAATTCTTAGAGCAAGCTCAACAGTCAGCCCGTAAAGCTGGTACGCGCGGAGCCCTATTCCAGTTGGCTGGCCAGGTTGCTGGCGCAGCAGCAGGCGCACCGTTCGGTCAGGCTTCATTTGGCGCGCAAACTGGTGGGCAAATTACCGGATCATTCACACCACAAGGGTAAACTCAGATGACTGATGCTTTCCTCGCAGACCCAGTTCAAGCCGCCGAAGATCTCTACTTTAAGGAGACGAATGCGGCTGGAGTAAACGACCACACAACTGAGATACTACGAACCGGCGCCAACAAGATGGCCGGTTACGCTGCCGCGTTGAATGACGCGCCAGTTCTTGAGACATTTCGGAGAGCGTCTTCGGAATTGCAAGCTAGCGGTCGGTCACAAGACGTGGAGGACATGAAGATCTTCTACGAAAACCTGCGTACTGGCGATGACCAGGCAGCAGCGCGGCAAATCATAATGGATGAAGGTCTTGACCTTGATACCAAAATCAAAGTGCTTTCCGCAAAGAAGAATGAGATCCTCGCCAGGACAGACCCCGAAGCATACGAAGCTTTTACACGAGGTGCGGCTGAGAAAGAAGCCGCCAGGATTTTGACAGAGGAGAGAGTACAACGTGCACGACTCGTTTCAGTGGATGAAATCATCCAATCTAACAAAGCAATTGAAGAACTTAAAGCTAAGCAAATCCAAGATAGTAATACTAGTGTCATATCTTACCTTTTTGACATTGGTAGATCTGCTCTTATTACTGGGTTTGGTGTAAGGCAGAACCAAGCTATCACTGGAGTAATTCAGCAAGACTTCATCAACAATGTGTTCGTTGGTGAGTCGATCAAAGACCTAGAGGTTAGGATGGCGGAAGCCACTCCTGAGGAAAGAGTCCGTATGTCATCTGAGTTGATTAAGAGAACTGATGCTTGGTCTACGCTCCTCATCAAGAATGACGTTGAGCGCGCATTCATGATGGACCAGATTATATCCGACATCGATCCTAACCAAGCCGCTGGTGATTTCAAGCGAGTCCTAAACAACATACTCGGGGTTGTAGACTTAGTTCCTGGGGCAGCCCTTGTCACTAGGCCGATACGTCGTGGCCTGTACAATCTGTTCAGACGCACACCTGTCAAGATTCTCGATGAAGTGTCACCGAACTCCGCATTGCAAGCCAGGAGAGCCATCTTAGAAGACGACACTGGTGAAGTAGCGGATGCAATGGGGCAAACGCCTGAAGAAGTCATCCTAGAAACTCTGCTTCCTGAGTCAAGCCTTGACATTAACCCAAGCGTATCACCAGATCTGAATGGTCTGTTCGATGAGGCTGGGTTAAACTTCACGTCAACTGAGAAGCTTGCTTCCCAAGAGGAAACAAAGAGAGTATTGGACCAGGTAGCCGAGCTGCCAGGATTCATCAGTACCGCGAAGTCTCGTGTTGTCTCGGAAATCCCTGGTGGATACCGTGTCAAGCAAACATTACAGGCCACTAACAGCTCCGGCTTCGCAACAGCAAGAGAAGCTGTTGAAGCTGTCCAAGATTACTTGGGTGAACAGGACGCGACCATCACTGTTCACCAGCGTAGGATGGTAACCGGTGAGTACATCCCAAAAAGTGAGATTAAGTTCTCTAAAGGTGAGGCTACTGAAATCAGGGGAGGAGAAGCTACAAACTTGCCTGATGACACTTCTGTCCTGGCTGACGAAGCGCTTGATGCCCCTGCTGACGGTGAGTTCATTGTCGACATCGAGCTTGACCACATCTACAACGTCGGGGATGCCAAAGGTGAAGCCTTGGACAACCAGATAATTGGTGTATCTGGTCGAGCAAGCAAGTACCTAGACAAAGCCAGCGTATTCGACCGCTGGTTGGATCGTGCCAGTAATCGTGCTTCCGATCAGACGGACGCGGTCCGTGCTACATTGGCCACGATCAGAAAACCATTCACATCCTTGGGTCGTAGTGACAAGGCGAAAGTACTAGCGGTAATCAACGAGGGTGACTTGTTTGTTGACCCAAATACTGGTGCCAAGGGAGAGTGGTTCACGAGGCAAGAACTTAGAGAGCGTGTTGGCGATGATTTAAAGTTGCACAAGGGGTACTTCTCTGTAAAGAAGCACCAGGATCAACTGTACGACCTGTCGAACAAGCGCCAGCGCAAGAAAATGGTGGCTGACGGTCTCCAATCCGTTGCCCTGAGAGAGGGCGGGTATGCTACAGCTGCTAAACCAATGAGTAAAGAGGTTGCACTTGGCATCAGACAAGCATGGAACCCGAAGACCAAGTTGATCGATGACCTCAACTCTGATCAGATTGAGCAGATCTACCGTGAGGGTGGCAGCATCGGTACTATGCATACTAACAAACTAATCAACAAGAATCGTACGAAGAACGTGATCGTTCGTAAGGGTGACGCTTCATTCGCGAAGCTGCCTGACCAGGTTTTGAACAAGAGGGCAGGTCACATCACCAAAATCTACGACGTAACTCACATTGTGTACAAGAAGATTACTGGAGTAACGGAAGAGGGGGTTCTTATTCCAGCCCGTCCATTCGCTAATCTGGCGGCTGGTGAAGATTTGGTCCCGGCGCGAATGTCTCCAACGTCAAGGCAGGCTAACCGTTCTGCAAGACTTCTCAACCGTGAGAATCCTGGGGATGAATTTGTGGTTAGGCGATCCAGAGAGTTGAACGAAATTGACTTCTCCGCCCAAGACAGCCCAGAGTTCTTCGAAGCACAAGGGCAGATGTTCTACTCTAAACGAGGTCGAGAGATTGAATCGGTTGTGCAGGGTGAGCGGCAGCTTGAGGGGATTGAAGAGTCCTTAGAGAAGTCTGCCAACAGAGCATCCCGATTCGTAGTAGCTGACGACTTCATCAATGGGATGATCAAGCGGTGGGAAGATAAGTTCCCTGATTTCAGCAACAATGGCAGGATTCCTCTTGGTTCACAAAAGATTCCCGAGCCAAGTGGTGTCGAAAATACACCTGCTAACCGGCAGAGATGGAAAGAGGCGGTGGCATACCGAGATTGGATCAACAGATGGTCTGGTGTTGACACTACTCTAACCAAAAAGGTCTGGAATGACATGATGCTTTGGACCGCCGACTCATTGGCTGGCATCAGCGACAACTTCTTACCCAGACTACTTGACAATGCTGAAGCTGTCCTACTGAACGCGCGTAACAAGACACCATTGGATTCAGCGAAACAGCTCACATTCACCGCGTACATCGCATTGAATCCGTTGCGACAAGTCATTCTCCAGGCACAACAGGTTGGATGGTACGGCACAATTGAAGGTGGGCTACGTTACATGATGAGTTCTGGTGGTGCGCGTGAGGCTGCTGGACTCTTCAGCGGTAAGGTCGCGTTGGGTAATTCTGAGCAGGTGTTCAACAAGTTTGCACCAATTGCAGCGAAAGCAGCTGGCATGTCGGTTGATGAGTATAAGGCGTTTCATTTGGCCTGGAAGAATAGCGGACTAGATCCGTCTTTGAGTAATCATGCTTGGGTGAAGGACCTGTCCGACACCAACCGTGAGTTTGCCAGCGGTGCATGGGTTAGGTCAGTAAGGTCTGTTCGCAACGCAGGTAAGACAGTCCGCAAGGCATCTCAGAAAGTTGGCTTCGAAGCTGGTGAGTACGTCAATATGTCCACTGCGTGGCTGGTCGTACGAAATAGAGAGATTCAAAAACTACTCAAAGAGGGTAAGACGCTGCGGCAGGCACGTAAACTTGTCGATACTGATGAGACCATTCGTAACGTGGTCGCAGCGGATGCCCGCTCAGTTAGTTTGAACATGAACCGCGCTGGTGGAACCTCGTTAAATGAGGGTGCAGCAGGTTTTATCTTCCAGTTCATGTCCCACACAAGCAAAGCAATGCAAGCGATTCTCCCCGATTGGAAGTTCTTAGGCATAGGTAAACTAGCAAGCAAGCAGTTCACCAATAGGCAGAAGGCGTTGCTCGCAATTTCGCAGACTGCATTGTATGGGGTAGGGGGTTGGGGTTTGACGAACTTGTGGGAGGAAGCAAGGGATCAGTTCGGTGTGAATGGTGAAGAGATCATCGACCCAGTAACAGGTGAGTCTCTGAACACCATCATTAAGGAAGGATTAGGCGGGATTACTGTGCAGATGTTGTTTGAAACATTTGGTCAAGACGATGCTAACCTCGATTTCTCAGGGAATTTTGCGCCATTGTCAGGTGTGCTTCGTGGAGGTGGAGAAGGCTCTACACCTACCAAGATAGTGACTTGGGTTCTGGACAATGTGAGATACGGAGGTTCCGATGTTAACCTTCTGAATCCGCCAGCATGGGGTCTCGGGAAAAACATCATGGAAAAGGCGAGTCGTGCCGCTGCTATTTGGGAGACCAGACAAGCAAATGATCTTACAACAGTTCAAGCGATCTCTGCGTCTTTAGATCAGATGGCTCGTGTTCTCCCGGTCTACTCAAACTTCATGAAAGGACGAGCCGAATTACGGACCAAGACTGCGGTCACTAGCTTAGGTGATCCCAAGTTCGAGGTCAGCAAAAGCGAAGCCATAGCAAGAATATTCCTTGGCATGAAGCCCTCGAATGAGCGAATCCTTCAAGACTTGCAAGGGGCCATCTACGACAACTCAATCCTTACTGATGAGGGCATCGCAAACGCGCTCCGCAATGACGCTAAGGAATTCCATAAGACCATGGTCAAGGCCATCAGATCTGTAAACGATGGCGAGTTCAACGAAGAAACCTTTTGGAAACTTCTGGATGACCACACGGAAGCTATCGCAACTTCATTGGAACCAGAGGAGCTGATCCAATTCAAAGACTTCGTTGTCAAGGAGATGAACATTACCCTTGACCGGGAACAAAACCCCTTGTTAATTAGTCTCATTACCAAGACCATCATGAAAAACTCTACCGCTTTGACTCCTGAATGGATCAGTCGTGTGAAGAACATCCCGCACTACGAAGGTAAGGAATTGGTAGACAATTGGATCGACGACATTCTCCGCTTCAGACAGGATTAAACTAATGGCAAGCTTTAACAACAGAGGAACACGCGAAACTGGATTCTCAAGCATCGGGAGTCCATCGCCGCAAGGCACGAGTGGGACTGCCCAAGCTGCTGCTGTGGCCTCCACTCTAATCCAGACTGGTGCGTCTATCTTCGACAGGCAGAAACAAGCAAGAGACTCCGCATCTAAGCAAGCGATACTTGATGACTTAGAAAATGACCTTCTTGACGCTGGTGCCGCCGAGGTGGCTTCGCAACCTGAGACAGAACTCGATGCGCAAGCTGAAGACATCCGTCTCACTGACGCCCAGGTGACCGGCTTGAACACAGCGCAACGTGCAGCAAGAAAGCTTGACCTCCTAGAACAGCAGTCTGGCGTGTCGAACCGGATTAACCAACGCCGGGTCTCCCTGTTCCGCCAGTTCAAAGAACAACACCCTGAGCTAGCGCCTGAGTTGAGGGAGTTCTTCAACCAGCAGGTTGGTGCTACTCCCATCGAACTCGCTGCCCAAACTGAAGAGGACATGCAAGAGCAAGCACGTAAGACTCGTGCAGCTGAGCGCGCAGGTATCGATGCATCTTTAAAAGAGTTAAACGTGTGGCGTCCGGGTATGAGCGATGCCGAAGCTATCGTAGCTTTCGTCCCAATCCAAGCGATGTTGGCGAAGAAGGCAACTTCAAACGCTATTCTTGAGCAGCTCAAACTCGACAGGGACATCCCACAAACCCAACGGCAGATCGGACAGGCTGAAGCCTACAGGCAAGAGGCTCCTTCAATCATCGCGGGTGCCACATCTAATATTAGAGGCTTGATTGCTCAAGCTAACCCGAACGACTCAGCATTGACGCAGGATCTCGTGCTTCAAATCGAGAACATGAAGGCTGCAATCACGGCAAGGTTGAAGACTGACTACGATTTGATGCCGCAAGGACAGATTGACAGCTTACTTGGCATCGTCAACGACATAGCGACATCGTCCATAGATGTGATCCGAGGTAAGTCTACCTCTGAACAGCTTCAGAACCAGATCAACATTGCCAACCGTGGCGCAACTGCTGACATTGTAACAAGACCAGGGTTCGCAAGGTCTTACCAGATGTTCAAGATGTTGAACGATCTTCAATTCGTACCTAAACACGTGGTTGCTAAATCCGCAGAAGAATGGGGTGTGTACAAATTGTTTACTGAGTCAGTAGCCACTCCAACTCGCGACAGGTACTCTGATCTCCTTGATGAGTTCGGGCCAGCTGAAGCACAGAACGCCATGACAGCGACGGCTGTGTTGTGGAACAAGATGGCCGAGAAGAACTTGGACAATCCGGATGCGATAGAACCGATGACTAACATTCTGCTGTCTCACTCTAAGTTCTGGGATGACCCAAATGCGGAGTTGCCTGTCCAAGTTGGGGATGCGTATCTTGAGATGACCTCAAACCCGTACGTGTTAAAGCTATTCAAAGACCAGAGTGTGATTCCTACTCGATTAAATGAGATGACCGAGAAGCACATCTTCAAGATGCAGCAGTCTCTAGCTGGTGAGATGAGTAAACCGTTGAACGCTTCGTTGCCTGGTGTTTCTGTCGTACCTAGCGGTACCCGGACGAACATGCCGCTGTTGTCTCAGTTGGCTGATTGGATTGGTGTACCCTTGAGTGGAGGTCGTAGACAAGCCACTTTGCTTGATGTTGTCAGCATCCGCGCCGATGATGAGGGCCGAGTCACCTTCTTTCCTGAGCCCAGTGTTCGCTCGGTGCCTGGGATGAACAAGGTAATCTCTACTCTTAACAGTAAATACGCTGATCGAATGAACAAGTTCGTACGAAGTCAGGCACACTTGAATCAGAACAATACTGACTACTCGAAGTCGTTGGAATCGGTTCTCACGCAGCAAGGCTTCACTGGGTTGGCGACTCCAAGCACTGACACTGTTGTAATCGATGAAGCTGAAACCGAAGAGATCATTGACCTGGAACTGTAATGAAGAAGTACAGAGTAAACGGCAAAGTCTACAGGGTTGGCGACCACGTCACCCCTGAGATGTTGAAAGAACACCTCGCACCTAAGCCGGAGAAGCTGATGGAACCTGGGATCTACACCGACGGTGATCGATTCATGATGGTTGGAGAGGATGGTGAACCCCGTGATGTGAACATTAAGGATGACTTGGTATGGCTGAGTTAAGAAAGGTAGCAAGCGTAATCGCGAAAGGTCCTAAGGGTGACCAAGGACCACAAGGTGTAGATGGCAGAGATGGAGCGCCAGGTTTACCTGGCCCCGTTGGTCCGATAGGCCCGCCCGGCCCCAAGGGTGACAAAGGTCAAGACGGTCGCGCTGGGCTCAATGGCGCCCAGGGGGTGCCGGGAAAACAGGGACCGCAAGGTAAGACACCTGCTCACCAAGTTTCCAACAATGAATTACGATTCAAGAATCCTGACGGGTCATGGGGTAACTGGATAAGTGCTCCTTCAAGCGCTGGCGGACAGGGTGCGCTGGTTGCAGACATTGGATTGAACTCAAGTTACCGCAGTGACAACACAATCATCTACACTCCGTCTGCCGGAGATCTCACGATGGTTGCCCAAGACAAAACTAAGTACAAGTTTGCTATTCGTTTGCAGTCAGCGTTAAACATAGGTGGTCCAGTTGAATCACCTTGGCAGGATCAGACGGGATCCTGGGCATTCAGTACCGACACTGCTGATTACTACGTTTGGTACAACATCGATGCTGGTGGCGTAGATCCTTCAGCCTTATGGCCAGGTCGGATAGGGATTGAGGTTGCGCTTGTCTTGGCGGACACCGGAGCAGACGTAGCTATCGCAACTAGGGCTGAGATTCTTAGCGTTCCAGGAATCACTGAAGTTGTGCAGGCAGACCCCCTTCAACTTCATTACGAAATTGACAGCCCTGTTGACGTACCATCTGCGTACATGGGTCGATTCGGAGAAATCGATCAAACTGTCTTCACCTTGGCTGAAGGTGGGCAGAAGGTTTACTTCTCCGCTGGCCCCGATGAGTCCACCATTGGTGACGGCGACGCCATGGTTGTACGCATAGGTCGTGATTCAACCGTTACTGGGCATGAAGCTGTTGCCATCGGACACAACACAGCTTCGCCAGAACTTAGTGTTGTTGTTGGTGCGCATGCGTTCTCAGAACTCCAAGGCGGCATAGCCATTGGCGAGACCTCAAGGTCATACGGTGCGTCATCAACTACAGTAGGTCGACGAGCGCACGCCAGCGGCAATGGTGCAATGGCGCTTGGTAACGCAGCCCACTCTGATGGTGACCGCGCGATGGCAATCGGCCAACGTAGTGAAGCCTTCGGTGACTTTTCAATTGGAATTGGCAGGTTCTCACGGGCCAACGGTGATGACTCAATCGCCATCGGAACAAATGCTGACGCTGCTGTTGATGATGGACTTGCCATTGGGTCAGGAGCTAGCGCATCAGCCACGGATACCATGGCAATCGGTACGTCCGCTGCCGCTTCAGCTCCCAATGCGTTTGCCTTCGGCAACAGGTCTGTTTCATCAGCCGACAACGCTATCGCAATTGGTGTTGATGCAAGTTCAACGTTTGCATCGGCCATCTCGATTGGGCAAACATCCCTTGCTACGCAGGCTAATGCTGTAGCGATAGGCGTGGGTTCCGCTGCTTCCTTCGCTGACTCGGTCGCCTTCGGCACGAATGCATCTGCGACTAACACGGACACCATTGCATTCGGTACTGATGCTTCCGCTACCAACCAGGGCTCCATTGCGATTGGGAACACCGCTTCAGCAACAGCAGACTTCGCAACAGTGATTGGCCCACAAGCATCAGCCACATCTGGTTTCAGTGTGGCGATCGGTTACCTTTCACAGTGTAACGGTATTGCTGGTACAGCGCTCGGCTACTCGTCAATCGTCAACCCAACTGGAGGTGTAGCTGTTGGTAACTTGAACACGATCGCGCCTGGGGCGCAGTTCGGCATGGCGTTTGGACAAGCAACAGCTATCAACCATGCTAACGCAATAATCTTGGGCTCAATCGGAACATCAACGGCTGTCAATCAATGCCAGATCGGCACACCAACGCAGCCCATCGATGAGTTCTGGTTTGGTAAGGGTGCTGTTGCGGCAGCTGGCGTTGCCGTAGCTACATCATTGTCAACCACGGCAGCTGGCGGTACTGACCAGGTAGGTGGGGACTTCAACTTAAGATCTGGGTCGGGGAGTGGAGCTGGTAATGGTGGGAGTTTACGATTGGAAGTCCATCCACCTGGCGCTAGCGGAACACAGAACAACCCAGCGGTGACTAGGATTCACTGCGATAGCACAGGCTTAGGATTCTTCAACACGGCGCCGGTCGCGCAACCCAACGTAACTGGAAGCAAGGGTGGCAACGCTGCTTTGGCCAGTTTGATGACCGCCTTGGCAAACCTTGGTCTTGTGACTGACAGCACCACGTAAACTTAAGTGCCAAAAAGTTGTCACAATACCAACGACCAAACAAAACATCAGGACCCGCAATGAACTTAGTGACTCTGAAAGAAGAGACCGTTAACAAAGTTTTAAACTACTTGTCACGGCAGCCATACGCAGATGTGGCCCACTTGATAGGCAGTGTGCTACAGGAGGCCAATGATGAAACTAGAAATTCTAGAGGAATTGAAGGAAAAAGAAATGTTGACGCTAAACGAGCAGAACTTAATAGCTGACGCTCTGGTCAACGGATCCGAAGAAGACATCTGCGCGATCTTATGCACGGTCGCAGAGAGGTTATCCAATGGATCCTAAAACCATGATCTCAGTTGCAGCTCTTGGCATCGCAATCATTGGCGAAGGTGGTTTACTCTCTTGGACCATGGACAACGAGCATCGCATTACTACAGTTGAAGCCATGTCCGACCATCAGGCCAAAGCGATTGAGAAGCTTGAAGAGAAATACGACGAGCGATCACAGCAGATCCTCGACATTTTAATAGAACTCAAAAGCAGGCGCTATGAACGTAACCCGAATGATGGTTGGTCTTCTCGTGATGACAGTCACCTTAGCATGCGGTAATGGATGCGGTGTAGCACCGAAGAGAGACGCCATAAAAACATTTACTCCGCAGCAAAGACTTTTCATGAAGAAACACCCTATTGGTAAACTGGGTGTTGTTAAGAAGTACCATGGGGGAAAGAAGACTCTGATCCAACGGTGCTACCCACAAACAGTGGCGCCTGGTTACTCAGGATGGATCGAGTGGCAAGGTAAGGCAAAGGATGGAAGGGAGTTGAAGTTACTGTTAGTGAATTGTTACTCAGTTTAATGCGGGGAATTGGCGGGTGGCCGAAACCACCCGTCCTTTTTACACGAGCTGGTAATGTGGCCCATCACGATAGGGCACCAACTCACCATTCTTCCACACCTTGAAGTCACCACCCCACTTGACACCAATGCCAAGATCGGCAGCAACCTTCTTAATGTGTACCGACACAGCCTCGTAGTACTTAAACTCCCACGTCAACTGGCCTTCGTTGTAGACAGCTATGTCCACAGCCAAACCTTTTCTATGCTTGGAGTTCATCGTCTTCGATGAGCCACGGGCGACTAACTCAGCCTGCTCCGACTCGGTGCGATAACCGCTGGTGATGCCGAAATCGTACGGTGAATCTTTGATCGCTACTTCCATCACTTGGACTAGCGCCGGGTGTACCTTACTCATACGGTTAAGGCTTCTCTTACTGAACTTGAATGTCATTTTTCTAACCTCAGTTTAACCCACTTGTACTCTGGTTGGGTTTTGTTAGCGTACTTCTCGATGCAAGCAGTGCAAAACGTAATACCTTGCAACTCGATGTACTCAGGCGATTTGATTGTACCGCATGCTTCACAACTCACAAGTAGTTCTCCTTTCGTTCGAGCATCCACCCGTTAAGGTCGACGCGTTTGTAGATGTGAAGCTCGGTGTCGCTAGCATAGCAGTGCGCAAACGTACTCCACTGCACGATAGTCACCGATTTGTACATGGCATACAGCTCGTGAATCTTAAACACTAGGTTGTTAGGCATCCGTCATCACCTCATTAGTGTTCAATGGCCACCCACGCCAGTTAGTCGCTTCGCTTTCATCCTCGAAAATTGCCGCATCAGCCGCATCTTTCGACCAGTCCTTATTAGCGGTGAAGTAGTACACCTCACCAGCTTCGTGTGCTTCAATCTTTACAGCCATTACATAAACTCCTTGATGTAAGGCCCGCCATGTTTCAGCGGACCAAGTACGTACTTGCTGCTGGCAACTTCATTCACTTTTTCTGGATCGAACCCTTCACTCCAGAGATCAAACTCGGAAGGCTGTTCTTCAGTTCCCCGATCGCCCATATCGCACCAATAATAGACATGTACATTTGTACAAACCACACCGGGATAGCGGCCAACGCTACAGTGAAGTACTCGTTGACCCTCTCTGGGACGAATACGGCGGCAACAAACGGTGTACTGAGGATGACAAAAGAGGACAACCTCAGTGTTTTGCTTGTCTGCTTTAACTGCGCTTGTTCCCACTGCGCGTTGAATCCTTCCTTCTCCCGAAGTAAGCGAGCCGTGTTCTCCATCTCGGCCAGCTTGATGTCCAACTTGGCTTCCTTGATCTTCGTTCGACCGGCCATCCATTCCTTTGCTACACCAGTCACTGGCGCTAAAAGTTGTGTCAACCACATGTGTTACTCCTTCTCCAAGTAGATTCGGTGGCCATCTGCATCGTATCTCCCAGTGAACTCAAAGGTTCGCAACTTGGTTTTCGGCGGAGACTCCCAAGCAGGGGCAACGGTAAGAGGTGGAAACATAGGCACATAGAACGTCTTACCCATGCTACTTGACGTATGGATCAGTCGCTCACATCCACATCTTGTCTTAAGAATCACTTGCATCTTTCCCTCCCTTGCCAAACAAGTAAGCGATGAAGCCTAGCGGCCACATCAAACAGACTACAGCGTGCACTGAGGCCACTAAAAGCCAACTCTTACTGCCCTGCCGCACCCTAAGCGCATCAATTGACACGGTGAATAAAATGGCAGCAAGTGACACCCATACCACTACTGTGAATTCAAGCATTTGATTCTCCTATAGATCGTAAGGCATCGTTATGATCCTTATACGGTTCATTCAGCTTCTTTAAAGCCTTGTTCAGCTCTTCGAACTGGTCAGCCAGGTCACCTATTAACGCAGCTAAGTCTTCAGGTTTCATCAGTCCTCCAAGGCGTAGATCACGCCATTGATTATTAGGCAGCCAATCCACCCTCCCCAAAGGAGGAGGATGAGATAGCATGTCCATGTCCACAGTCTAACTAGATGTCGCATGTCTTGTTTCCTGTCTCAGGATCGATCGAACAACTCTCCATGATTCCGAAGCGCTTACCAGCAGCGCGGAATGTAGTCAAGCCTTTGCAACCCATCTCCCAAGCTCTCAAGTAAATGCTCTTGAACCCAGCGTACCCAACATCTGAACCAACATTACATGTCTTTGACACAGAGGAATCAACGAACTGTTGCGCGACAGACAACACGTTCAAGTGTTCATCGATTGTCACATCTTCAGACGTCTTACCCTTTACACCGTAAGCAGCGTAGGCATGATCCTTGATCACCTCATCTACCGGGCCATCCCGCATCTCTATTCGACGCTTAGTTACTAAGGAGTACGGCGGCTCAATACCACTGGAAACGTTGTCAGCTGTGAGTGAGATCGTGCCTGTGGGCGCAATGGAAAGCAAGTGACTGTTACGTACACCGTGCTTTAAGATCCCCTCTCTGATGCACTGAGGCAGCGTTTGAACGAATGGTGAATCGAGGTAGTGCCTGCTGTAGAGAGGAAACGCACCCTTCTCTGCGGCCAATTCTATTGACGCATTGTAAGCATGGTTACGAAGCGTACTCAGTACCTTAGTTTCGAACTTAAGAAACTCTTCGCTGCCGTAAGGGAACCCTAGCACCTCGCCAGCGTTGGCCAGCCCGGTCACACCCAGCCCTATCCTACGCTTCATGAAAGCCTCTTCCTCCTGCGCCTCCAGTGGGTAGATAGTACGGCTGATCACGTTGTCCATCGCCCGCACTACAGGGTAGATGTGCTCCATGAATCGGAGGATGTTGAACCCTTTCGGGGTGGTGTACTTCATTAAGTTGAATGACCCAAGCAGACACGCTCCACTAGGCGGCAATGGTTGTTCGGCACACGGATTGGTAGCATGGATCTGTTCGCAGTAACGAAGGTTGTTGTAGTGATTGATCGTGTCGATGAACAACACACCAGGTTCAGCGTACTCGTACGTTGACCGCATCATCATTCCCCACAACCCAGCCGCGTTTACCTCATCATACACACGCCCACCGAACTGCAATGGGAATGGCTTACCAGACTTCAAGCAGCTCATGAACTCATCAGTCACAGCGACTGACACGTTGAATGCAGTGAGGTTGGTGAGGTCATGCTTGGCAGTGATGAACTCTTTGATGTCCGGGTGATCGATGCGAAGCACAGCCATCATTGCACCACGGCGGTGACCTACCGAAGAGATGGTCTTGCATACCGAATCGAACACACCCATGAATGACACAGGCCCAGATGATACCGAGTCAAGACTTTTGATCCTGTCGTTACGAGGTCGGATCTTAGAGAAGTCGAAGCCGATACCCCCACCTCTACGCATTGTCTCGGCTGCCTTGCCGACCGCATCCATGATACTACCCTCGCCACACATGCTGTCATTGATGACCTGGCTGACGAAGCAATTGAATGCGGTGGTTTGCCTGGCTGCTCCAATGGCCGCTTGGACACGTCCACCTGGAAGGAAGTACTGCCCGAGCAGGATGTCTTGGAAGGTATTGAAGTGTTGCGTTGAATCTCTAAGCCCGCCAGCTATGCGTGAACACTTCTCATGGAAGGTTTCTCCGTCCTGGCGGTACTTCTGTGCGTCCATCCATTGTGCTACTTTAGTTATTGGTCCCATGGTTGATCTTCTCCGATAGAGCAACCCTGCTTAATGCAGGGCGCAATTTCATTTGACTAGAGAATCAAGCAGTAGTTCTGTCGATCAGAATGTCTATGTAGTGCTTGGCTTTCTTCAGGTCTTCTATACCACCTTTGTCTCTCCACCTGGAGATGTATTTTACCACTGCGTGTTCACAAATACCGAGGTTGTTCTCTAAAGCGTACTCTAGGGGTTGTATCTTAAGCTTATTGTAGTGGTTACCGCCAACTTGTCTAGCTAAAGCAGGAGATTGTGCCCTCAAACTCTCTAGTTCACTTTCGACTTGTTCCAAGTAAAGATCTTCTGTACTCATGCGCTTCCCCTTCTATTACGTCTACGTGCTTTCTCCTTCTCTCCGTTATGCGGCATATACTTCGATCGGCCAACGATCTTCTCTCGTCGCCATCGCAGGATGGCCCACTTGTTAATCTCTTCGGCAGTCTCGTGTGGTACTGTAAGCATCTCATTCATCTAATTAACCTCGTTTAGGCTCGTAAATGAGCTCTTGTAATCCAACAAGGCATCGGATCTGTGGAAAATACGCTTCTCATAAATGTCACCATCGCTATCGAATACGTACACACGTACACCATCCATGTAATTTCCAAACTCAACCCAACTGTAATTATCGTACTTCATATTACTTTTCTCCTAAGTCCATGTACTTAATCATTGGTTCACCGTCTAACACTAAACCACATGCCACGATAGGCTTCAACTTGAAGTTCTTACCGTAGGCAAAGGCCATGTGAGTTGCGTCAACACCACATCCTACTGCCATGCCCCAGACCAGTCTGTGGTTGCAAGCTGTGGCAGAGATACCAGCGTTTCCGTGGGCGTGCCCCATGACTGTGTTACACATTCGTGCCTGGGCATCGTTGCGAAACCCATTCACACCTAACGCAGTCTCGCCATGATGGTAATACACTCCGTCGATAGTGATGTCTTTTACCAAGGACCACCCGTCAGGCATGTCGTACACTTCTTTAATTGGTCGCATCCAGGTTGGGCCGTCCATACCTAGCTTCTTCATCTGACGCAGTGGAATTTTGTCGTGGTTACCTGCTATTATCGTGAGCTTTGGAAACATCTTGTACCAGCTTTTCAATCTAGATTTCGCTGTGATTAACTCTCCTTGAATACCATGTAACATTGGTTCACTCTCGTGAAAGCTAAGACTGTGGTGATCAATAAGGTCACCTATGTGTATGATTTCATTCACCCTGTAATGACGGAAAACTCTCTTGCACCAAGCGGCATACCCTTTCTTTTCGAAAGGGATATGGGTGTCGCCAATCACACCTACCCTGCTCATCGTTCACCTTCTACAGTTAGGGAACTATCCTGTGCACAATCAAAGTACTGTTGTTCCTTTTCCATCGAATCAGCATGACGCTTAATAACCAGCAAAGCGTCCGCTATTTCTTTGTAGTCCGCCCAGGACTTGTTAGGTTTAATTAACCTGACCAGCTGCATTTCTACATAAGATCTATTAATCATCAACGTTTCCCTCGTCTCAAATGTTTCGGATTCCAGAATGACACGGTCTTGTACTTCGGCTTGACGTTCGGGTCGACAAGCTTTCCCTTACGATTGTTGGGATTATTCTTTGAGCTATTCATTTCCATCTCCTTGTTGCGTAGATTTGCGTCGACGCTCTCAGCCTACTCAGTATTGACTTACCTTCATCGTGCCATCGGTACACCGTGTCCAACAACTCGCAGAACTCCGTCTCATTCATGTCACCCTTGGCCTGGTTGCATCCCTTGCAAGACATCGCCAGGTTGGTCACATGGTTGGGGCCACCACGTGTATGTGGTTGCTTGTGATCTATCTGTAAGTTGTTGCTAGTCAACATAGTTGCGCAGTAGTAACATTGCATGTGATCGATACCTGCCCTATCGTGATCACCCCAGTACTCACGCATCCAATACTCCAACTGTTTAGCTGTCGGTGATTCGTTCCCGATCTTCGAAAGGTTAGCAGCCAGGTTGCGAGACTTCCATACCCACCAGTCATGATGTGTATTGGTCACGTTGTACTTCCGTTTGCCAGTGCGCGCCTTACCATCGCCTCCATAGATCCAGAAGCGAATGACATCAATGTCGACCTGCAACTCTTTTGAAATTGATACGGGACCACAGCCTTGCTTGTTCAGCAGCGCAAGCGCACGTTTGCGAGTCGCCGCATCGTACGCTAAGTGTGGTGGCGGGATCTTAACTTGCGCCATAGTACAATTCCTCTATTAAGGTGGAGTGCCAACCCCGCTCACCATCTCGATCAAGCCAGACTAGGTTGGCCGTGTGAATCAATTGATCATCGAGACCGCGTGATTCGTATGCCTCATGCACTGCTTGTGACCAGTGTTTGTTGCCGTGGTACTCGGACAAAATCTTGTCAGCTTTCACAGGCCCTATCCCTTTGAGTCCATCGACACAGTCACCGCTGTCACCCATGAGTACCTGCTTGTAGAAGTTACGGATTGCCTGATCAAGCGTGAGGTGATAGGCCTTGTGTGTGTTGAAGTTAAAGTGCCACCCTGGTATCTGGTCGAGATCTTTGTCGATGTGACTAACCATGACATCGTTCTCATCACCATTCTTCCAGGCTTGGTACATGATGCGACTGCACTCATCATCGGCTTCCTCGCTGTCTTGGTTGATGACGGCAGCATGTTGCTCGACAGCATGAAACCAACAAGCGCGACCGTGTACAGGTTTAGGTCTGTTGTCACGATCTTCTTTGTAAAGTCTGATGCCTTCCTCCTTCGTGTACTCCCTCCGCCAGGACGACGACGGGTCGCTAAGGTGGATAGTCCAAGTGTGTGCCCCGCTTACACTGACGATCTTCTTGATCGCATTGTTGAGTGTACCAATTGCTACTCCTTCGTTATCAACTGTAACGTCTGATTGTAGCGCAACGGCATCTCGTTTGTCAGCAGGCACGTTGTCCTTTATCCACTTCTTTACATCGCGGTTAGATGTGATTGATTCAGGCGAGACACGTTGACCTCCAATGCTCGCCCACCAAGTTGTCCTCTCAGCTGCCCATGCGGCAGCATGAATGAGACTGTCGCCATCGATGATTAGATGCATAAGTTGAGTGTGCCTTTTAAGTCTTCGATCTGCTTCAAAGCTTTCTTTGCTTGCTTTTTACAATACTTGATTTCTTCGATGGTTTCATCTGAGAGGGAGATGCGTGGTTTTATTTTTAACCTCGTACATTTAGCGATGAAATTCTTAATCTTGTTGTGGAGATCACACGAGACATCGAAAATCTCAACGAAATCACCACAAATCATCGCTTGAACACGTGCATCTGATCTAATCTGTAATTCTTTTTCGGTGTATTTAGTTGACATAATATTCCTCATTGTTGAGAAGGCGGCTTGCGCCGCCGGCCAGTTAGAAAGGACAGTCTGCTTCAGTAGCAGCGTCGGCAGCTGGCGCCTCGGCGGCTGGGGCAGCAGCACCAGGCGACACGAAGTTCACAGCAGACTCAATGATCTTCCGCTTCCACTCAGGCAACTTAGCCAACACTCCATTGTCAGGATTGTCGAAGTCGTACACAACAGGAGTTCCGAGCATCTCAGGTACGACCATACCAGGCATTGGTTTGGTCAAGCTCTCTATCTTGGCGTACTTCTCCGAAGGATTGGCCTGCTTTGCCTGGTGAACCACAGTCAACAGTACAGGCTGGCCGATCATAGCAGCGAAGTTACCACCGAACTTGTTCTCAGGATCAAGTTTGTTCTGAATCCCGAGGTCGATTACTTCAAGCAACCGAGCGTGATGTGGTCCGGCGCTCAACATGCCTTCAAGTTTACTACCACCAACTGCGAACGAATTGACATTTAATCCCATCTTAATACCCTTATTAGCTAATGTTAAAGTTAAGTAACTCGTTGTATAACTGATTGTTAAGAGAACTGCCAGCCAGAACGTGTCCTGCTGCTGTAAGAAGGCACCTTACCTGGCTGTACTGTACGAACAACTCTGGCTCATCGAAGTCTGCAAGAATGTAGGCTGCTTCAGCAACATCTGCAATACAGCTTACCAAATCATCACGGCACGTTAGATCATAATGAATTTCAAATTTTGAATTTGCCATCCTTTCTCCTTAGTGAACGTCGGCCCACGTCGGGCCATGTGAGAAGTCTCC